CGTTCCGAGCGTTCGCGGACGAGGCGGAAGTGATCTTCCATCTGGCGGCGGCCGTGGGCTTCGCGTTCGCGGTCGGCATCGGCGGAGAATTTCTTTGGCCGCAGCACGAGCATCTGGTCGTCGAGCACGACCGGGCCGTCGGGATTGATCTTGGGAACGACCCCCATATCGACCATCGACTGGTCGTAGAGGCCGAAATCGGAGAGTTCCGGGAAATCTTCGGCGCGCGCCGGCTTCCACATGGCGCGGAAGAAATTACCCATCGAGCGGGCCGGCGCCCCGCGCACCTTGGTGGCGATCCACTGGGCGGCGTAGCCTTTGGGGATGCGCTTGGGATCGACGTAGTATTTTTCGTGAGGCTCGCGCGGTCGCTGGCGGATCTGATCGCGGCCCGCATCTCGCGCAGCATCACGCGCAGCATCACGCGTCGCGTTGCGGGTGGCATCTTCGAGGATCGGCACAGCCATCAGCGGGCGTCCCATTTGGCTATCTTGCGGCTCACCGACGGGGAGCCGTATTGCGCGGCGTACCATTTTGCTACTTCTACGCGCCCGCTGCGGGCCACCTCCGGCTCGATGGTTTCCGCCAGAGACATCGCGACTTCCATTTCTTCGGGGGAGATCGAGATCGGACCACCGCCGGTAGCGCGGGCGGCGGCAATGGCGATGTTGCGCGACGGGGGAGCGGCGACCGAGGCGATGCCGGCGCCACCCGGGCGACCGACGGCGCGATGTTGCGGAGCCTGATCGATTTCTACCGGGATGTCGGCTTCTTGACGGGATGCAGTTTGGGGGGGCAAAGAGCGGGTAGAGCGGTCGGGGGGGGTGTTATCGACCACGACCTCGATATCCTGTTCTGCGGGTTGCGAGAGGGGGGATGCGTCGGTTGCGACGGGGGTAGTTACGGTAGAAGGATTAACGGGAATAGTGGAGCCGGATCCGGGGGCGCTTGTATCTGCGGCGCTGCCATTACCACTGCCGCCGGCGTTACCACTCCCGTCCTGATTGAAGCGTTCGGGATGAACGTGGCGCTCGACCTGTTCGAAGTATTTTTCGGTGTCGGGCGGGATGCCTTGAGCGAGGGCGGCGTGGTGCCCGCGCATGGCGCGGTCTTTGAATTCGCCATCGGTGAGGAATTGCGGGTTGGCGCCGATCCACGCGCGCACTGCGGGGCTGTAGGCGCCGAGCGGGTCTTCGGGAGGTTGCGGGGCGGGGGCCGACCGGGCTTGGGCGACTTCCTGCTTTTGTTCCCGGAAGCGGCTGGCGCGAGCTGATTGGTCGGCCATCTTGCGGGTGACGGCGGCGGCTTCCTCGAATTTGCCGTCGGCCTGGAGCCGGGCCCAATCGCGCTCGAGGGCGGCGCTGGTTTCCTCGGTCTGGGCGAGCGCCAGGTCGAGGGCGGCTTCCTGGCTGGCGAGGCGGGCGCCGGTCTCGTTCTGGAGGCGCGAGCGCAGCTCTTGCGAGGCGCCTTCGGCGGCGGCGGCGCGGCGGTTGGCGGCTTCGAGCGCAGCGCGCAGCGGGCCGATGTCTCGGACTTCGCTCATATGACTATATCGGGCTCGGTGAGGATGGCGCGGATGTACTGGTCGGGGACATAGCGGCACATGCGCTTGCCGATCGCCGTCAGGAGCGTCGCCTTGGTGTCAAAGGCGACCCAATCGCCGATCTTGGGAGGAGCCGGTTCACCGTCCTTGTCGACAAACCAGTGGCGGGTCTTTTCGGTCTTATAGGCGTAGGGTCCCATCATCAGGACGAGACCGACGACGCCTTGGACATCGTCTTCATCGCGCTTTTGATCGGGCAGATGGACGACCAGCGAGCCGTGGCGGGCTTTTTCCGGGCGCTTGTAGACGGCGACCAGTACGTCGGCGCCGCCGATGCGGATCTTGTCGAGATCGTCGCCTAAATCATTGGCGATTTCGGTCGCCGGATCGGTGTCGTGGATTGCCTTTAATGCCGTGGTGACGAGCCCGCTCATCAATCCGCCCGTAAAGTACACCGCTTGCGGTGTAGAATAGGCGGATTATCGCAACGGTTTCAAAAAAACGTCAAGCGGTTTCACTCCACGGCGCGCAGGGGAGACGGGATGTGTTTTTCGGTTATGTCCTGACCGCTTTGGATCAGCTTCATCTGGTTTAGCGTGGATTGGATGCGTGTGGCTTCCCGGCATAGCGCGCGGTACTCATCGGGCGGGCAGGTGCCTGACATGATCTGCGCCTGGCAGCTTTCGAGCTCGGTCCGCAGCCAGCGGCTGAGGCGGGACCAGGCGTCTGTGTGGTATTCACTCACGGGATATCAAGCGCGGCGGCGAGCAGGTCCTGCTGGATCTCGGCGATGCGCGGATCCCCGATGGCGAGGTCGAGGATCGAGGCGTCGCAGGCGATCTTGTCGGCGAGCGCGCGCACGGTCTCACCTTCGGCGGCCAATTTATCCCGTAGTTTGTCTACGACCATGATGTACTCGGCATAAGTTTCACCGAGGATCATCTTGAGACGAATGAGCGGGTCGGTGGCGCAGTGGCGAAGGCCGGCTTCGAAGGCCGCGGCCATACGGGCAGTCCTTGCGTCCGCGTCACCTTCGAGCTCGGTGATCAGATGAAAATCGCTACTCCTCACGGTGACGCTGTTACTCACGCTGACGCTCGTTGATTTCGTCGAGGATCTGCTGGGCGCGGCGGGTGAGACGCATTTCGGGGACGCATACGGGATGAGGATGACGGGAATGAGATTGGTTGGCGTCGGGGGCGTGCGCGTCTACGGTCCCGGTCATCCCGACGGCTTCGGTCACCCATTTGGGCAGCGGGGATTTTACGGGATGGGTTGATCGGATGATGGTGGCCGGGATGGTTGGCGCTGCTAATTGTCTTTCCCGCCCCACTTTAACTTCCCGCCCTGTATTACCTTGAGGGCGCGTTGCCGCCCCCGGTGCAACAGGGACGGGGTTTTGCCGGGACTCACCTCCTCCTTTGCGCGGAGCACCTCCTCCAGTTTCTTCTGTGCTGTCTGCAGTTTCGATTCCAGCAGCCTCACAAAGTCTTCGCGTGAAGACGGCTTTGAAGGTTCCATCGGCGATTTCCGCAGCGGTGGCGATGGGGGTGGTCTTGCCGTCGAGACTGAGCGCGACGCCGGCTTCGTCGAGGGTTAGGTCGAAGGGGCGCGGGGCGAGGACCGCGGTAGCGGCGGGCAGCAGCAGCTCACGCAGCCTGGCCCGGTCTTCGGCGGCCACAGCTTACCTTATATATTAGGGGTTCATCTCGGCGCGCTCTTCCTCGGGGACACCCGAGGCGGCATACGAGATCTCCCGCCGCGTCCAGCTTTTCAGCTCTTTGATGAGGGCTTCCTCGGCGGTTTCTTTGGCACTTCTGTCGGGAGCCTTTGGTGTGTCTTCGGTTCTCGGCATTGGATTCCTCCCTTCAGTCATATTTCTCGATCTTTTCGAGACGCCCGGCGCCGCTGCCGGCTCCGGCTTCCATATGGGGGGCGGTATAGGGTCTCATGCCGGGGGTGCGGCCGCCGCGCTTGCGCTGGGGTGGCGCCTGTATCGGCGTCTGTCCACCCATGTTTGCCATGCCCATCATTTGTGCGGCGGACGGCCCGGTAGGGCCGTAGCCAACAGCTGCAAGACCGGGTTGCGCATTGGCAGGCACGCCTGTTTGGCCCATCGGCGGTGCCGGGCCTAATGTCTGGGCGGTTTGGGTGGACGGGACACTGCCAAGCGTTGAGGGGCCTGCCGCCGGCATTGGTTGCGCGGGTGGCGGGGCCGGTATTCCGGTAGCCGCTGGTAGCGGTCTTGGCGGCACCTGTATTGGCGTCTGCCCGCCCATATTGGCCATTCCCGTCATTTGGGGTGCGGTGGCGCCATAACCCATAGCCGCAAGGGGTGCCTGGGTGTTGGCGGGCAGACCCATTTGACTATAGCCGGGTTGCTGCCCGCGCAGGCGACGCGCGAAATCGGTCGGCACCGGTGTTGACGCGCCGCCATCCTGCAGCCGTTGGCGTCCGGCTCTGCCTCCGGCTTTGCGCATCATCGGCGGAGCGCCGCCCATCGGGGCGCCGACACCCATTGGCGGGGCACCGGGCGGGGGAGCCATCGGTGGCGGCGGGGGGCGCGGTGGGCCCATAGGCGGGCCACCCATAGGAGGTGGTACGGGAAGTGTTCCGCCTGGGGGAGGCCCCATTGGCGGGCGCATCGGCATACCGCCTGGGGGTGGGCCTTCGGTGCCGGCTTTGTCGCCTTGCGGGGCTATCAGGATGTTGACGTGGGTTTTGCCGCCGCCGGGTTTTTTGCCGCGGGCCCCGCGATCGGCGCGCGCCATCGGCATGCCGCCGCCGGCGACACCGCCATAGGCCAGTTTGAGGCGCGTTTTCTTTGTGCCGGGGTGCATGTTTTCTTCGTGCTGGTGGACGGCGCTGGTGATTTCCAGCTTGTCTTGGGCTTCGTCGGAGCGGATGCCGCCGCCCTTGGCGAAGTGTCCGCCGCACTTATAGCCGGCGCCTGAGATAATGCGGCGGGCGCGCGCGCGTTTTTCGCCTTCGGGTTGGTACATTGAGAAGCTCCTTCCCTCCTAATTCAGGCGGCCCTGGTAGTGCTTGTGCATGGCGAGGAAGATAGCACACAAAAACGCCGTCAAATCGTCATCGAAGAAATCCCACAGATCGTCGAGCTGTTTTCGCTTGCGCAGAAAGGCGGCGCGACCGGCGGCGAGCATTTCCGGCGAGATGTCGCTGGTGCGGGGGCGCAAGGGTTCAAGCTCGAGGCGAAAGTTTACGGGAATGGTCATATCACGGATACATCATGGGTTGGCTCGGCAGCGGAGCCCGGGGCGTTAGCGCTGGCGGCGAGCTTGGTGTTCTCGACTTGGGTGCGGGTGGCCTGGTCGCCTTTGGCTTTGACGAGGTCGGCGGCGATGCGCTCGCGCTCGATCTGGGCGCGCTCGCCGGCGACTTGCGCCTGCAATTGCGCGGCCTTGTCTTTCTGGGCGATGGCTTGCTGCTGGACCATGGCTTTCGGATCGGGCGGCGGTGGCGCGGGATCGCGGATGACATAGCGTTCGGCGTCGTCGCCCATGGCCCTGAGCGCTGCCCTGGCAACTTCGGGATTATTAAAGATGCCGGGGAATTGTTGCGCCAGCATGACGCGAACATTGGCCAGGAGGAGTCGGTGGGATTGCGAGGGGACGTTGGGGTCGCTGGCGGGTTGCAGGTTGAGGTCCTGGAATTGGTCGGCGCTCTCCCACAGGCGGCGCTGGGCGAGCGCGCCGTTTATCGGTCGATCGCGCGTCAGGATCATCAGATCTTCCGGGTTCTCGACAAACAGGTCGCGCAGCTTGCGCAGCTCGGCTTTCTGCCCGCGGTGGTTGCGCTTGTGCGCGCCGGCCATGACCTGGATCTGCTGCTCGATCTGCGCCAGGATGGTCCCCACCGGAACATTGGCGCGGCCTTCGCCGACATCGATGGTGGCGGCAGCACCCAGGCGCTTGGCGTCGGTTTTGACCATCTCGTGGAGTTGGACAAAGACTGCCGAGGGTTCCTTGTAGGGGAGCGGCATAAAGTATTTGGAGAGATCGAAGCCTGGTCCCATCGGCAGACCATCGACATCGGGCCATTCGCCGGGGCCGGGGGCGATGTCGTTGGTCGACATTCTGGCCCCTTTGGCTTTGAAGCCGCCGGGGAAGTTTGAGAACATGCCGGCGGCGATCAACAGACGCAGCATCGAGCGCAGATTGCGGGTCTGGTTTCCGAGGAGCTGCATAAACCCCCAGCTCATAAAGCCGAGACCGGGGATCATGCCGAACTTCACGTACATATTGCGCTTGCGGTAGAGGTCGTCGTCCGGCTTCCAGTTACGCCAGATCCCGAGAACCTGCCTCGTCGAGCGCTCGATGGTGACCTTGTAGGGCAGCGGCAGCCCTTCGGGGGCCGAGCGTTCAAACTTTCCCGTTATATTGTGGAAATCGATATCCAGATCGACATCGGTTTCCCAATTTTGGTATGGGGCGTCCTGCGGTCGGGAGGGTTGCGCGGCAAGCCCCTCGGTGCGTTTGATCTCGCGCTGCGCCGAGGCCTGGTGATCGAGGTTGGGCGGCCCGAGTTCGACATCGCGGTAGCGGCCGACGATCTGCATCCGACGAAGTTGCGCGCGGGTCATCTCGAACTGATGGGTGACGCGCAGGGCATTGTCGAGGTCGGTGGCGTTGTCCGAGACGATCATGTCCAGAGGGAGCACGCTTTCCGAGACCGGGCGGCGGCGCAGCGGGCAGCGGAAGGCTTTCTTGTACCCGACGCCGCAGAACGCCTGGTGCATCAGCATCTGCGGCGTGTCTTCGTAATACTCGGTAGCTATTTCAGTAAGGTAGTAATTAAAGGTATCCTGAAAGTCTAGTGCTCGGTCTTCTTCCTCTTCGGACTGGCGGCCGATGGTGGTGACTTTGACGGGGCCGGCGGCGGGCAGCATCTCGGCTTCGGCCTCGGCTTCGTAATTGACCATCGCCTCTAGCATCAACGGTTCGTTGGCGGTGGAGATGTCCTGGGTGCTGCCGCTAGTGCCGAGGCGCGGGATCGCCTCGATCTTCAGCCCCAACAGATCGAGCGCGGCGATGTATTGCTGCGACCACATAGAGCGGCTTTGGATGTCGGCTTCGACACCGGCGTAAACCTCCTCACCGATCGAGCCAAGGGAGATTCCGGGGCGGGTGGCGAGGTTTTCGTGGAAGCTGCCGCCGTCATCTTTACGGGCATGGATTGCCGGCGTACCGAGGATGACGGTGCCGTCGTCGGTGACTTGGGAGATTGTGCCGTCGGGTTCTTCCTGGACTTCGATGACGACGTTGGAGGGGCCGCGGCCGCGGGCGATCGTGCGCCAGTCTACGGGATTTTGTTGGGTTGTTACGCCGCCCGCGATTTGTGTCGATGGGCGCGAATCGTCGGGGTAGACGGTGGGTTGGGCGAGAGGCGGCATGAGGCCATCAGCCATGCCTTCGCCAAATACACCACTTTTGGTGTAGTTACCAGACGGGATGATAAAAGGTTGCTTAGGTCAGATATCTCACATCAACATTCCCGTTAAATCCTATACCCTCGGTCGCGGGCGGCGGCGAGGTGGAGGCGGTAGGCTTCGCGCTCGGAGGCTTCGAGGCCATCCACGAGTCCTTCGATCGAGACGGGGCTGGGGTTGGCCATGCCGTAGACGTAGTTGGTGACGTGGCTGGGGGTGCGCGAGACGCGGCGGGCGAGCTCGATCGCGGACATTCCATGGCTCTCCAGGAGCTCTCTGAGCACCTCGCCAAAGAGATGGCCCGGCCCATCCACCAAAGGGCCGCGGGCCATGCCTTTCTGATGACGACCGCAGGATCGCGACTGGCCGTTGCGCATCGCGCCGATGCGGACTTCGCGTTCGATGCCGCAGTCGCAGCGGCAGAGGAACCGGCGCATTCCGGCGGCGGATTGCTCGACCTCGCGCAGCACGGTCCAGAGACCGAATCTGGTGCCGGCGGGGATCGGAAGCGGGCGTGGGCCTCTGCCGCTGACGCTGTTAGCCACGCTGTCGCTCATTTGTCGGGCTCGGCGCCCGGCGCGCCCAGGCACAGCCATTCGAGGAACTTCTCGGCGACGGCTTCGATTTGGGCGGCAGCATCGGGGCCACCCGGGGGGATGACTTCGATGGCGCGTTTGAGGGCTTCGCTGCGGGCTTTCAGGATCAGCGCACGCAGCTCGATGTTCTGTCGCTGGGACATCCCCTGCACGGTTTGCTCGAGCTGCTCGACGCGGTGCCCCAACCTGACTATGGCTTGGACGATCTCGGGAGATGGGGTTACGGGATTGATGGTGTCGCGATCACCGAGGCCATTTGTCGGTGTCGGCGTCGCGGCGGCCGGCTCTTCCTCGGGCTGCGGCGCTTGCGCGGGCGGGGCCAGGCGGCGGCGGCGCTGGGCTATCTTGGCTCGCATTTATTTCATCCCGTTAATTGGCTGATGCGTCAGCTATGGTCAGCGATAGCGGTGCTGGGTCTGTCTTGTTGGCGCACACCTCAATCATCCCGTAGCTGTCAATGTCGCGACGCTGACATGCGGCCAGGAGAGGCCGTTGACCATTTCTGGTCAGCTGCCGCCCAGATTTGGTCATCTAGGCGCATGCGCCAACACCACCATTCTCATTCCCGTCAACATGCTTCTAAGCATGCTCTTACAGTGAAACGCCCGTGGGCATTGTTAGAAGCGTCGCGGCCTCTGCGACTTCAATCATGGCTCCGCCGCATCCGCTCCCGTCATCCCTAGCCCTCTATCAGTACCCGGGCGCCGCCGCTTTTGGCGCTGCGCTCACCGAGGCGTTCGCGCAGCTGCTCGCGCTTGTACTCGTCGGGGAGTTTGAGGAGCTGGAGATCGTGGCGCAGGTATAAGAGGGCTTGGGTGACGCAGTCGGCCTGGTCCCACAGTTTGCCGCGCGGCGCCGAGGTGACTTCGGTGATGACCGATTCGGCCCAATCTTTGTTGGGGGCCCAGACGCAGTCGTTGGTGAAGAGCGCCGTGCAGGCGTGCAGCCGGGCGACCTTATCGCCGCGCCCGGCGGGATTGAAGTATTGCAGGCGGAAGGGCCATTCCTGGGTTTGTTTTTCTAGTTCGTTGTAGAGGTCCCAGCCGCGGGTGCGCTGCTCGATTAAAATACAATCCACCTGGTGGCGCACGGCCATCGAGTGAAAGCGCTCGACAAGGCCCATCTCGCGCGACTTTTTGGGGTCGGTGCGCAGGGGCGGGCGGCCGCGCCAGCTGCCGCACAGCATGACCCTCGGCATGTCGTCCTTGGCGTGCCAGATGCTCAGCACCACCCCGGCCGAGTAGGCGTTGGTTTCCTTCTCGCCGTAATTGGTATCTATCGATAGGATCCTGAACGAGAATTCGGGGAAGACGACTTTGCGCTCGGCGGGTCCGTAGCAGCGCAGGCACCCGGCGATCGGATCGTCTCCGTAGATGGGACCGACCCAACCGCAATTGGCGCATTGGCAGACGGTCGACTGGTCGGCGAATTCCGGTGCATCGTCCGGCCACACCCGCCACCAATCCCGCAGGATTATATTGCCACCGCGCGGGATCGGGGCTTGCTGGTGCTGGGCGGAGAACGCCACCGGACCCATGACGCGCTCGTCCTCGTCGACGACCTCCTTGGTATGGAGGGTGGGCCACAGCAACTCTCCGTCTTCCGAGCGCGGATCGGAGAACCAGCGGCTTTCGATATAGCGCCTTGGATCGAAGCGTTGCGGCAGGCACAAATGTATCCAGTCGGTCAACTGGTTGTCGATGATCCAGCCGGAGATGTCGGCGTCGTCGAGGCGCTGCATGATGACGATGAGGGCCGAGCGCACGGGATCGGTGCGCCGGGTTTGCAGGCCTTCGGAGAAGAGTCGGGTGGTGCGCTCGCGCTCGCTGGCGCTCATCGCCATTTCAGTGGATTGCGGATCGTCGAGGATGCGCAGTCCGGCGCCGGCGCCGAGGATGGCGCCGCCCAGCGAAGCCGAGATGCGGTAGCCGCCGGCGGCGTTCTGCAATTCGTCGAGACCGTCCTTGATGATGCGGACGCGATCACCCCAGCGCTTACGGAACCACGCCCCCAGCAGCAGGCGTCTTGCGGCATCGGCCTGGCGGAAGACCGGTTTTTCGCCATAGGAGGTGCACAGGAAGCTGGCTTGCGGTCCCGACAGGAAATCTATCTCGCGCTGGATCCACAGCCAGGCCGGGAAGCACACGGTGACGAGCGAGGTTTTGCCGAAGCGCGGCGGGATGTTGATAAGGAGTTTGAGGATCTCGCCGACGCGCACGGCTTCGAGGTGCTCGGCGATACAGTAATGGTGCCAATTGAGGCTGAGGGGAGCGGGATCGATTTCGGGCCACGCGCCCTTGAAGAACTCGATCAGCGAAGATTCACGTAAGGCCCGCTCGTCATCGAGGTCGATCGATTCAGCCAGCGTCGCCATCTCGAGGTGGAGCTCGGCGAGTTCTTCGCCGGGATCAGAGGGGAGCGGCGGGAGGATCTCCTGAGGCATACCCTAGTATATAGAGTGTGACGGGAGCGGATGCGGCGGAGCCAGCGGATGCGGCGGAGCCATGGTTGTTGTCCAATCCATTCCCGTTATATCACCCCGCCTCCGGCCGCTCACAGATCCGGCACCGCGCCAACCCAGCCTCGACCTCGCTACGCGGCAGCTTCACCCCGCACTCCGTGCAGTACAGCATCGCCTGCGCATAGGTGCGGTGGGTGGTAAACGGGAAGGGTATGGTGCGGGGTACGGCGCGCGGCGGGCCATAGCAGACTGGTAGCGTCATGCGTCATGATCCATGGCGCGCTCGGACGCGACGAGCCGCTCGGCCACGGCCATCAGCGCTTCATAATCCGCAGGCTTGCCGGACGTTGCCAGGCCCCGCAGCGCCGCCAGCGCGGCGGCGCGCGCATCTCTAAACTCGGTGATCATCGCCGTCTCCTCCGCAGAAAGCCCCCACCCCGTCATTGATCCTCCATCGCGCGCTCGGCCGCCTCGAGGTGCTCGGCGGCCCGCATCAGAGCTTCGTGGGACCGTGTCCGCTGCCGGTACAGCCGCAGCACCTTCAGCACCTCGGTGCGCGCCGCGATGACTTCCTCCAATCTCTTGTACGAAGCTTCGGCATCCGGTCCATGAACGGAAGGGCTGCCGACGCGGTGCGCGCTCATGCGGCAGCCTCCACATCTTTAATCCCGTTTAATGATTCAACGGGAATGATAGTGGACGATCCGCCGGTGTCCGCCCGTAGCGCCGCCTCGGCCGCCGCCAGCCGGTCGTCCGCCGCCAGCAGCTCCGACAGCTCGCTCCACTCCGGCTCGCGCGGCAGAAACTCCTCCCAGCGGTACCTTGGCGGCGGCGCTCGCGTAAACCGCCGCAGCGCCTCGAGCGCCGCGATCCGCGCCTCGAACACCGCGTCCACCAGCGTCATGCTCTTCGTCAGATGCTCCAACCCGGCCATTCCCGTCACTCCCCCTGTCCCCGCCCGCTCATGAACTCGCGCACCTGGCTGATCACCAGCAGCGCATCGGCCTCAATAAACTGCGTTCCCAGGAGCCGCTTGCGAGTTGCCTCAAGCGCCCGAAGATGCCCCACAAGATCATCTCGTGCTCCACAATCAAGCTCGGCAAGAAAATTATTGTTTAGCGCCCCCTCCCCGAGCTCCGCCACCCGCAGCATATGAAAGACACAGCCCGCATAGTCCGCACGATCTAAGCAGTCAAAAGCCGCTTCGAGCTTATCCTTCGCTCCGGGATGAGCGGCAACCACACTCTCCCACTTCCCGTCCGGCGCCTCCCTGCCGACCGGATAATGATAAAAATACATCCGCTTGATGTCGTCCTCGATCGCCTCGTCCAACACTCGCAGTTCACGGGATATAAATGAACAGCTCGGCGCGCCGCGGCGCAGCTCACTCGCAATCCGCTCCAACCGATTGCCCGCCGCAGTCAGCCCGAGCTTCACCACACAATCCCGCGCAACCCGCTGCAGCAAGATTTCGAGACGTATAAGATCGCCGCCGGCATATAGCCGATCCTTATCCGCCGCGCCGATCTCGGCCGCCCGATCAATCTCATCCCACAGCCGCCGCACCGTCTCGGCAAAGCCATACAAATAACCATACATCAACTCATGAAGCGAAAGCCGCCCCACCGGCATCTTTAATCCCCCCTCCAACTCAATCTCCACGCAAAGCCCCCGGAGCCAGAGGCTCCCGACGCCGCCACCATGCCTTCCCCACTTCACTCATCCCGTACAAGCTCCGCCAGCGCCCGAAGCTCTCCCGATACCAGCGCATAGCTCGGCGATGTCTGCAGCTTCGCCAAAAGCCACCCAACCCGCTCGTCCGCCGCAGCGTAGCCGGCCGCTCGGCAATCCCGCTTGATCAACCCATAACAAACAATAAGAGCCCGACGCTCCGCTTCCCCCACCCGTGCCTCGCCCCCGAACCTCTCAATCTTCTTCCCAAGATCCAATAAAGTCCCCTCTATCAACGACAACAAGTTCCGCGGCTCAATAAATGCAGGCGGCTTCACCATCTCACTCATCCCGTCCCCCTACCCACCGGTCGTAAGCAACCCCAGGTATCCGCAGCACCAACGGCCCACCCCGACAATTCCCCGCGCACTCAAACCAAACCATCACCCCATCACCCTTAAACCCATAATGCCCACGATCCCGCTCGCTAACCTCAGACCGCGACAACCCATGCTCCCCAACCCGAGCCATCCATCCTCCCGTAAAGCAATCAATCCCTCCATGATAAACCTCACCCCCACACTGCGGACACCGCAAGCCACCATCAGGCCTAACCTCAACCTCATCAATAAAACCGCACATCCCTAAACCTCCCCAGCCAATCGCATCCCCAACGGATTGCGCCCCACCGTCTCCCTGTCCAACTCAATCACAACAACCCCATCCGCCAACAACCGCACCCGCGGCCGCCGCAACTTCCCCGCCCTCACCCGCTCCGCCCACTCACACCCGCATTCCCACCAAACCCCTATGATCCCGCAATACAAACAATGCGGCACACACGCCTTCGGGCTGTGCCAGTCAGATACACCGTCAACCATCAGACCCCCCCCTTAAAACGGCCGCTAAGCTGAAGAGGGCGATCCCGGTAAGGGTCCAGACCAGCCCCTGACATCATCTCAACCACCCCAACCAACACCCATAGCGCCCCGCGCAACCGCTTCAACCGCACCCGCGCCGATCGCCGCCGCCGCTTGTAGCGCGACAAAGAGGAACCCGCACCTTCATCCATCCCGTCTCTCCTCCTACACAGCCAAAGAGAGCCGCTTCATCCTTTTGATGAACACCTCAAGATAATCCCGTAAATCCGAGAAACTCTCCGCCGAGAGACGCTCCGGATACGTAATCTCCACGTCCCCCTCATCAAGCGCAAAGACTTCTCGCCGCAACCCAAACCCCATCGGCAACCGCTGCCCAATCCCCTCTAGCTGACCTTCAACCATCAGAACCCTCCCCCAACGTAACCAAAACCTGCCGTAACTGACCCAAAACTATATCCCGATCAAAACCCCCCCGCGCCATCAACTCAACCGCCCCCGTCAACAACCATATCGCCCCCGTCACCCGATCCAACCTCGCCCGAGATTCCTTCGATGACGGCGCCTCCTTGCGATACTCCCGCATGTACTCCGCTCGCGACGGCTTAACCTCCGCCCCAACCCTGATCAAATGCCCACACGCCTCACACCGCTCCCGACCCTCCCCGCGCTTCCGACGCATGTAATCCCGCTGATACGAGGTCCGGTCAAACCCACCCTTAACCACAGCTACCTTCTCAGACGCCGGCTTCTCAACAGAAGCCTCGCGACGGGATCGAGTAACGACCGGAATATCCCGCCGCCGCGATCCCTTCTCCAAACCTGACGTGCCCGCATCGACTACCAAATCCCGACGACCGTCATCTGTACCCCGGCAGACATGCCCCCACTCCCGCTTCCCACACACCCGACATAATACCGCCTGCATCTCTTTTACCTAACAGTCATCCTGTGCGTAATGCATCGTTAGCCTCACATATGTAACTTCTCGCCACGTGATGTCAACCGAATTCACCAGAGGCCGCTCGGTCCTGACAGGGGGCTGATGACGATTCGCACGCCCCACGGGGGAGGGGTAGGGGGGGGTACGCATCCCTCCGCGCGCAGCCTATTAGGCCAGGCGTACAGGGCCGGCTACCGTGCTGAGAGCCGCAGAGATGCTGGGTTGTTACGGGATTGAGTGAGGCGCGAAGGCTCGTCGACCGAGCTTAGAGATCCAAGGTAAATTACACGCTATCGGCGTATTTTAACGTGCCACGCTAGCCAGCGTATAATCGTCGCGGGGTGACGTCTGAGCCGTAGCGCTATCTGCCTGATAAACCGGCGCTCCTCGAAGCGCAGCCGGATTGCTTCCGCGCGGCCGGTCTCGTCGACGGGCCGGCCCTTGCCCTGGGGCTTGCGAGCCTCGTAGTTGTCGAGCATCGTACCGCTTAGCAGATGGTCCCAACGGCAGCACGCCGGGTTATCGCAACTATGCCTGATGATTAGGTTATTTGGCTCGGCGTTGTGCGCGAGCGCCCATGCCACGCGATGCGCTAAGAAGCTATAGCCATGATAATCGATGCTGCCCTGCACCAGCCCATAGCCCGCCCGGGTGCGCGAGCCGCCCAGCCATTCACAGCACCCCTCGATGCCCGAAGGCGGCCCTATACGAGCCTCAAATCGCTCTCTCCGCTCGTCGACGATGATCGGCAGAATCTCCCGCAGCTCACCATACGAGATTGTGGGATAATGCGATCTTTGTCGCATAATCTGCATTCTGGAACCCTCCGAGGTATACCTAAGTTATTGATATCTCACATTTTACAACCTGTCCTATATATATGGAAAATTATTTTTTCAAGCCCAGCACCATATCTTGTGCCGAGGCCGCTATCTGCGCGAGAGTTGCTGAGGCGTCCTATTTCGATCCCCTGTTGCGCACATGCGCGTAACATTTCCGTCGCAATCTCAATAATATCAATGAGTTAGCTAAATCTCTTCCCGTACAATATTATTTCACTATACAGCCCTTGTATGTGTCCCGTGTCCTGCTTACATACGCTAGGCATGAGCATTCCAGCCACTTTCGAGCCATATGAGCCAGTTCCGTCACCATCGCTTCGTCCGCAGCATCGAGCTTTTGAGATGCGTCCCTTTAAGGGTTGCGGGATTGATTGGTGTTGAGGGTCTGTCTTTGGTTTGAGTTGGTTGGGATTGCTGGGTTTTGTTGGGCGCAGCGCCCTTAGAGGGGTTTAGAGATGAGCAAGTATCTATGGTATGCGCGGCTTGGCTGCGCGGCTTGGCTGCGCGGCTAATCGGAGGGGCCGAGTTGGGTTGGCTTACCTTCTCTTCTCGTATGCCACCCGTCCTGGGGAGGTCATTGTGGATCGCGTGGCTTGTCGGTTCCTTGGTTTCAAGCTTTAGCGCGGGTTTCGGAGGGATTACGGGATGGATAAATCGACTATGGCGCACCTTGATCGGTGGCTGGAGCTTCAGTTTAGCGGGGACGAGGACATACCGCTTATCCGGGATGCGATGGTTGCTTGCTATGAGTGTGACCCGGAGTTTTACGGGGCGCATGGATGGTGGCGCGTCTATGACGACAGCGTGACGCGCTCTTGGGCTGAGTTTGTAAACGGTCGAGATCTTTCTTAATCCCGTCTCTTTGTATGGAGCATGAGATGCGTCCAGGGACTCTGATTGAAGTGAAGGGGTGGGATCTGGCCAATCGCGAGGTATGGCGTCCGGCCAAGATCGGGCGCTTGCCGAGGGCTGACAGGCTTAAAGGATACGAGCCGATTACCTATCCCGATGGCGGGAAGGTGCTGGCTCACACAAGCCAGATTCGCACCATCACTCCCGTCGCTAAGTAGCCACAGGGCGCGTTCGCCGAACGGGGCTAAGCTGGGCAAGCTAATCAAATATACAGCAAGTATAGCTACGGCATTCGAAGTAATCATCAGGAGATACAAATGACTCGCTTAACACTCGCTCCGATCGAGTACCTCTATCGACCGCTGCTGCGGCCAGCAAGCTTTTGCACTCTGCCGGAAGGGATGACATGGGATTATATCGAAGCTCCAGCTATGGAGGGATTAGCCAACCGCCCGGATCTACCGCGCTCGCGGCATCGGTTCGGCATTATTGCTTCGCCTCGTCAGCTAACCCAAAGCGAGTTACGGCATTTCGATCTGGAGCAAGTGTAAAGCTTTATCTATCCCGTTACTAAAAGGGTTCGCACATGCCTGTAATTCACAAATACCTGGTTTGCTCGACCGCGCATTTACCGGCAAGCTTTGCCCGACATTTGGAGCGCACCCCGCTCTATGACTGGCGAGTCTGCGGGGGCATCGTGGACGCACCATAGGCGGTCAGCTGGAGGGAGCCGATCCCTCCAGCTCCTCGCGCAGATGAGCCACGCTCTCGTGAACGTAAATCAGATGGCCCATCCGATATACATACGTCTTCCCTTTGCCGTCTTGCGGCCCATAGGTGCCGATCTCGGATTTCCGGGTGCGCTGAACCTCGCCCGATTCGATGGTCAACGTTATCCACTCGGCCGCGCTCATTATCTCCGTTCCGGAAACCGCCGCGCCGCAATCTGCAGATGCGCTCGCTTGACATGCGCCAGCGCCGCTTCCGCGTTGCCGCTCATGCGGTAGAGTTGGTGCGCGAAATCCTCGATCATGTGGTCGAATTTGAGCTCGCGCCAAAAGGACAACGTGGCGCGGTCGTGGCGAGCATGGCACCCCTCTTCGTCCGGCCGGGCCGCGCACAACGGCACGGTAAAGTCGTCACCCGATTTCATGCCACGGCCTCGAGGCCCGATCGGCAGATGCGCCGCTTGCACATCGGGATGGCCGCACACTAAGCAATACTTCAGCGACGCCACAAAGCGCAGGTGATGTCGGTTGCGCATCGGCGGGCGCTTTGTCAGCCATTCGCGATCGGTAGGGTTTTCGCTAATCATTCCGAGCGCCGTCTGGCTAGGACACACAAAACTCCTAAAATAATCAATATAAACCCCAGAATCGGCAAATGGTCAGAAACCAGGACGGGATGATTATTAGCGACCGGCACAATACCCACTACATCGACAGCAAGCGAGACTGCGCCAAACGTCGGTTGATCGGCGTGCTCTGTAGCGGCCGGACTAACCGGCAGCATCAGCATCGGACTGCCATTTGCGACCGGCACATTCAGCGCCGCATCGACGGTTAACCTAATCGGATTTTCATCACGCATCATATTTCAAGCTCCCGGGGTATAAATTACAGCTGCGCGGGCTTTCCTCTAAAATTTCCAAGATCGTCCGAAAATAAGCTATATCCTCTAACCAGCCTTCTCGCTCATCGTCGCTTTTGCTTGCTGCGAGTTTTTCACAGTGCTGAATACGTACCTTTACCCATTCTTGAATAGTCCAGCGGTATGTCATTTTGTGGATGGCGGTTCATTTTTGGCAAGCTCTTCCATCGCTTGCTCCCATTTCTCGGCGATGTTCTCCCAAATCTGATTACGTTTAGATTTGGACATAAACGCTTTGCCGCCGGCCAGATACAATCTGCCGCACGCTTCGCTGCAAACGCCAGTAAATGGCGAACCTTCCTCCGGGCGGATTTCTTCACCACAATTCGGGCATTTCATTTGGCAAGTTCCTTCTTCCGACGGTCTATCGCCTTATAAA